AGTCCACATGGGCCGGTAGAACCGATCACCGCCCATGCCCACACAGGGGACATCGTTGAGGGTGTACTCCGGGCCAGACGACCAGACCACCTTCACGGGGGCCATGCGGGTATCCAGGGGCATGACGATCAGGTCTTGCAGCCGCAGCGGGTACTTCTCTTGGTCGCTCAAGCTGGTGTCCAGCATGAACTGCAGGGCGAAGCCGGATCGACCGTAGGAAGCCTCACGCTCCAACAAGTCCTCCGAGCTGAACCGCTTGGGATCGGTGGTCTCCCTGGTCTTAGCACCACGGGCGATCATGTCCATGATGTAGGGAGCCAGACGGCCCTGGTACTTGTCGGGGTCTTCTGGGATACGAGCTGGCCAGACGCGGATCTGGTAGCCACGCTCGGTGAGCTGGTTGTAGATCGACATCTCGGTCTGAGGCGTGCCCAGGAACGTGATCCGTCCACCGGGCTTGATGATCGCGTCGAACTCCTTGATCCGCTCGGAGAGCTGGTCGCGCATCACCTGGGTGAGCGAGTTGTTCAGCGACTCAACGTCGTCCGCGATGATCTCGTCGGCACGGCTACCAGTGAGCTGGCCGGTGATACCCACGGACTTCACGGAAGGGGAGTGGCTGATACCAGCCGGGCCAACGTCGAACATGATGTTGGAGTTGCGTTGACCGTCCCTGGGCCGCAGGTGGGCCAGGATGGGCAGCTCGAAGATCAACCGCTTGGTGAACGTCGAGAACTGGTCAGCGCGATCCTTCGAGGCCGAGACCACGAGGAAGTTGAGGTTGGGATCGAGCAGGAGTCGCCAGCAGACGTAGGCCGAGGTGATCCAGCTCTTGCCCACTCCCCGGAACGCCTCGATGACCTTGCGTCGAGGGCCGTGCTGGAGGAAGTGAGCGATGTCGTATTGGATTGGGGTGGGGTCTGGCTTTGCTGCCGTAATGGCCCCGGCAGTCCACAGGAACTCCCACACGACAAAGAGGAAGTTCCTGAAGTCCCTCAAGGGGTGAGACTCAGGCAAAGACATAAGGCTGTAAGCTCCACAGAAACGCATAGAGCGCCGCCAGCGAACCCACCCTGTACCTATGCACTGGTGGATTGCTGGAGACGCTCTACGGGCCTTCTAGGCGGTTTGGTTAGTGGTATGCGGGATCGTTGGGATCGGTGAACGGGAGCTGGCTGGTCAACGAATTGGTCAGGCGCTCCAGGGAGTTACCGGCAGTCGGGATTGCCTCGATGCCGTTGTCCTTCAAGAACTTGATGGCCTGGGCGAAATCCGAGGCCGTGGCTTGGCCAGATTGGATTCGCTCCAGCAGTTGTTCACCGACCGCCGCGTGGAGAGCCTCAAGAAGCTCTTTCGGTGCGGTCACAGGTTTTCTCCTTTCCGAACAGGGACTTGATGGCGTCCCGTACCTTGGGCAGGAAGACGATGATCTGGAACACCAGAAGCATCGCGGTGCCGATGAACACCCAGTCCTGCAGGGTGATCCCGAACATCGTCATTCCCGAGACGCTCACGGGTACGGGGGTGGTGACTAGGGCTGCTTGCTCTGCAACGTGGCGGGTGGTCATGCAGGAGCCTCCGGCCATACCACGTTGAAGGGGAAGCCGGGCTGTTGCGGCACTTCACGCAGCGCTTGGCGATACACCGCCCAGGCTGAACGATCAACCGGAGCATCCGGCATTTGCGTCCAGTCAGATTCCGCAAGTAGCCGATTACGTTGAGACCGGACCTGCTCGGCGACATCTTCGTAACTTGGAGGTAGAGGCTCACCTAATACTGGTCGCCCATTGTTTCCCAAGACAATCCGCTTCCCTTCGGATTGCCCTTTGAGTAGTGTCCAATACTCCTCATCCGTAATCTGGACAACGTCCGAAGGGACATAGGCATATTGGACATCGTCGGCATAAAAGCCGTTTGTCTCTACTGAATACTTCATTGCCGTTAACGCCCTGTAGCTAAATACACAATTCGACCTGTTCTTGTTCCACCGTTAGTGTTGTCAGAACCGTAAATCGCGCCGACCTGGGTTGTGCTCACGTTGGTGGCCATCAAAGAGATCTTCGAGGTGTTACCGTCCATCCATGCCGTATAAACAGCAAACACCGCATTGGGGAATGCGATAGGGAACGACGAGTTAGACACCATCTTGGTATTAGTACCAAGACTTACGCTGACATCATGGTACTTCCACTGCAGGATCAGACCTCCAGGGAGCTTCTGGTAGCCAGTCAGTCCTAGACTTTGTAAGCCGCTCCCGTTGAATGCAGCGGCTATATCAGCAGCGCCATGAGTATGTGAACTAGGCGGGAATGTCGTAGGCTTACTGGTTACTTCGCTCCATGTAGGCCAGCGAGTCGCTTGAGTCGGCGGGTTGAGGATATTTGCCCAGTCGTGATTGTGCGCTGACGGGGCTTGTTCAGCAACGTCGCCCAGTCGCCCACATCCAGCCGTACCCACGCAGTCCACGTCGATCCATAGCAGGAACGCGCATAGACTTGGTTTCCTCCGTTGTACTGAATGGCTAGTTGCGAGCGGTTCGCTGTCGAGCTGATCGACGAATAGAAGCTCGTGTAGATATGCCAGTAGAACGCGGAGTTAGGTGTGTTTGCGTGGTTAGACAGAAGGATATGGTCAACCGCTGTATTCGGATCTCCTTGACCACTACCGTAGTGAGCGACGAGACCCTTCACTGATCCGGGCAGATCATTCGCCCCGTGAGTATGAGCGCTTGGGGTGTAACTTGCCGGTTTCCCTGTAACCTCGGCCCAACTTACAGTGAAGTCTGTAATTTGATCCCGAGTGTGCAGGTGGTAAGAATCTGCTTTACCTTCAAGAGCACTCTGAGTTGCCGTTGAGATCGGCTTATCCAGATCGCTGGTGTTATCGACTTGATCTAATCCCAAGTTGGCCTTGGCCGCAGCCTTATCGGTCAACATCGAGAGGTTTTCCGAGTTCTTGGCAAAGTCGGACAGGTCACCACCTGCGATTGCCTGAACATCCTCCAGTACCTGATTCACCGTCACTTCCAACTCAGCAGCTGTGTTTACCGCTGTGTTGGCATCCTGAGCGGCAGCTTCTGCGGCAGCTTGAGCAGCACTGGCAGACGCCTGAGCGGCGTCAGATCGAATCGACGCGGCGTCCGCAAGCGAAACTGCAGTCTCAGAGTTACTAAGGGCAGTGTTCGCCGTATTGAGTGCGGTGTTGGCAGAGCTGGTTGCGCTGTCCGCTTTGGCACTCGCGCCATTGGCAGTGGAGATCGCAGAATCAGCTTTCAGCTCTGCGTTGAATGCGCGGCTATTCGCTTGCGAAGCGGTCGTAACAGCCGAATCTGCTTTCGCCTCTGCAGCCGATGCCGTGGTTACTGCACCGTTCGCTGTTACTACCGCTGAAGAAGCAGTATTGCTGGCGTTGTTGGCGGTCACTACGGCGGAATCTTCTGTTGACTTCGCGTCGTTAGCCGTAGCACTGGCCGAGTTGGCGGTACTCACAGCGGTGTTGGCGAGGGTCTTCGCCTGATTGGCCGTGGTGGTCGCGGCGTTGGCGGTAGTGGTCGCGTCCTTGGCGAGGCCATTGGATTCGACAGCCAGGTCATCCGCTTCCTGGGACAGGTAGAAGTTCTGCTTGCTGGCCAGATCGAGCTGGCTTTCGGTGAGCGTGGAGCCGTCCGCGAAGTCCACCAGTAGGGAGTTGCGCTCGGTTACCCGGCGAACCTCGACCTTGGCGCCGATGGCCGGTGCCGTGGTCAACTGGATGGACGAGGCCGACAGCCAGGAGAACGTCACGGCTGCGCCGTTCACGGTGACCTTGACGTGATCCTTGGAAAGATACGGGAAAGGCACCGAGAAGTTGCGGTTACCACTGACGCTCTGTGTGTAAGTGACTCGTGCAAGAGCCATGCTTTTCCTCCAGACAAAGAAAAAGGGCGACCCGAAGGCCGCCCCTTAGCGATGGAACGATTGGTTGTTACTGATCCCAGAAACCCGCTTTCACCTCAGCTTTGCGGTGCAGGTTCTGGATGACGCCTTGCTGGACACCTGCTTCCTCGGCCATCAGGCGGTAGAAAGCGGCATCACGGAGGGAGTTGATGTAGCGGTTCACCTGCTGCACCACCGGCCCGCTGATGGACTGGGTGCCCACCGGGAGACCGGCGTTGAGGATCTGCGCCAGACCGACCTCGGGCTGCTGCTCCTTGTAGTAGCGCTGCCAGCGGTCATACAGAGACTCCTGGCCGTCCGCCGTCATGGTCTTGCGGAGATCCGCATTGCCCATCAGCCGGTGCTTGTTGGGCGCAGCGAAGGTCGTCCCGGTCTGCTTGCTGATGTAGTCGAGCTTGCGGAGCACATCGAGCTGCTGCTCGTTCATGCCCTTGGCCCGCTCCTCGGGGGTGGACAGGGAGAAGATGTTCCACATCACACCCTCGTCGCCCATCTGCCGCACGTTCCCCAGGAAGTCGTAGGACTTCGGGGCACTGCGCTCGTAGGCTCCCAGGGTGCCCCCAAAGAGCACCTTCGACTCCACCGTCTGCCAGAACGTAGTCGGGTCGTCGATGGTAGGGTCATTGGTCTTGGCGATCTTTTGCATGGTGTTGGGCACCAGGGTGCGCAGCTTCTCGCCCAGGAACTTGAGCATCGCAGCGTCGGACTTCTCGGGATCGGTGGCGTCCTCTCCAAGGGTCAGCATCGCGTCGACACCAGCCATGAGGTTGGCATCGCGGATGGCCTGGGCGATTGCCCCGGTTCCGACCGACACCGCAGCCTTGGCCCGATCCCACTCGGTCTTGGCCACGAACTCGCCCTGACGCTCCCGGCGCACGAGGTTCTCGTAGCGCTCCAGGCCGTTGATCATGATCTTCAACGGGGTGGCCAGCGGGTCGAAGTTACGGTAGCTCCAAGTGGAACCGTCATCGAACCGGATGGTGTACGGCTCAGGGAGGTCAGAGTCAGTGCGGTTGCGCTGCTGCCGCCAATCCGAGTAAGCACCGTCACCGGTAATCCGGCCTTGGGCGTACAGCGTCAGGACAGCGCCGGTTGCGGCCAGCGACATCATCGCTTCGCCCTGGGCACGCATCTGCGCCCGGCGACCGTTCAGGCCACGCAGATCACGCAGGAACCCAGGAGCCACCACCTGCACACCGGGAGTCATCCTCATGCCCTCCTCGAAGACACGCACCGGGGTACGGAAGAACAACTGCCCCATGAGGCGAACGATCGGATGCTCGTTGACCCAGTCCTCGTAGCGCTTGGCTGTGCTGGAGGCGAAGCCCTCGCCTGTAAACGCACGCTTGTAGAGCACGTCACGGACGTAGTCGATGGCCTCGGAGTCGTGACCGTGGCGTAGTGCCTCGGGGTCTCGGGCCACCTCGCGCTGGACGTAATTGATCAGCTTCTGCCCGGAGTAGCCCAGGGTTCGGCCCTTGTTCAGCACGACGTTCAGGTTCTCCTGGGCCGTGGGGTTGGCGTAGGACGCCTCGATGGCTTCCCGCACCTTGGTCTTCACGAACTGGTTCAGCGCCTTGCCCTTGAGTCCCTGGCGTTCGCCTTCCTCGAATGCGTCGTTTGCCACCTTCCCGGCGATGAAGCCCTCATAGGTGATGCGGGACATGAACTCGTCGGAGGCGTTCAGCAGTCGAGGGAACATGCGGATGACGCCGCCCTTGAGTCCCTTGATCGCCAGTTCACCTTCAAGCAACCGGCCAGACTCCCTGGTGAGGATCGCCTGTTCGTACCGGAAGGCAGCCTTGGCCGCTCTCCAGGCACCGCCAGTGGCCGACCTCATGGCGCTGTAGGTGGCCATCATCTCGCGGCGGGCGGCCTTCTCGAAGGGGTTCGACAGGGCCGCGTTGAGCGTGGGCCGGTACAGCACCTTGGCCATGGAAGGCACGGCGTTGACCATCAGGGTGGTCATACTGAACACGTTGGAGATGATCAGCTCGTTGGCCTTGCGGATGAACCCAGGGTTGGTGCCAGCAGCCGACTCAGCGTCGATAGCCAGCTCCTCCTGCTTGATCACGGTCAGCCTTGCGGCTTCCCCAACGTCACCCTTGGCCAGGGCTGCAGAGATCGCGGAGTCGTACTCCTGGGCCTTCTGCTTGATCTCCGCGCTTTCCATGACTGCATCGACACGGCGAGCGAACTCGGCATCGGCTGCTTCCTTGGTCATCCCTTGCTTGGCCAGTTCCTCGGGACTCAGCCCACGGAGAGCCGTCAGACCCTCCTGGCGTTGCCGCAGCATGGAACCGGTGAGCGAGGAGAACGCCTCGTCCATGGTGGCTACCGGCGACAGCAGACGCTCCAGCTTCTCCTGTTGTTTGCCCAGGAGGTACAGCTTCTCGGGATCGGAGGTGCCCTGGGTTTCCTTGATGACCCTCGCCAGCTCGACGCGGAGCTGATCCACGGCGATCTGGGGGGAGCGGTTGAAGCTGCCCCATTCAGCCTGGGTCATCTTGGTGGTGCGGGGCTGGTCGACGATGTCCTCGACCTGGGTGTAGTGCAGGTCTCGAAGGTCTTCTGCCAGGGACTCCGCGAACTGGGTCACCTCGTCCATGTTCCTGGGAACGAACGGAATCTGGTTGTCCAGCTCGGGGGTGTTGAGCTGTTCCAGGGTGCGGTTGAAGATCAGCTCGCCTTCGCGGGCCGGGATGGCTGCATCGGTTCCCGAAGCCACCCGAACAAGATCGGTCGGTGGCGCTTCTAGTTGATCCGGTTGGTTAGGAGTGGGAGCTGCATCGGGGGTAGCGGGTGTCGCACTGTCAGCAGCAGCTTTCGGCTGAGCCTCTGGTGCCGCTTGGACTGGAACCGGAAGGGTTTCCTCCGGCCCAGCCCGGAAGTTGCGCCATTTGCTGGCTAGTGAGTCTGAAACAGCAGAGAGTACAGTACCCCCAGCCAGACCAACCCCTGCACCCAGGGCAGCACTGCCCAGAACAGACGTGCCATCAATCTCCTCCTTACGTCCTGCAGATACCTCGATGCTCTGGCGGATGGTGTTGTCGACCGCGCCGTACATGGCACCCTCGACACCGGCTACGGTGCCGGTCTTGAGGCCAGCCTTGAGCAGCTCGCGGACGCCAGCCTTGGTGGCTTGCTTGGCACCTTCCTTACCAGCGAGGCCGACACCCAGGGTGCCCAGACCGACGTAGGTTGTAGGGTCAGTCAGGACACCCTTGAAGAATCGACCGGCTCCCTCCCAGGACACGTTGAGGTTGTCGTAGGAGTCCATCAGGTACAGGAAGGCGTCCTTCTCAAACTGCTCTGCGTTGCTGATCTTGGCAGCATCCACCGCCATTACGGGCAGGTTGTAATTGAACCAGCCCATCATGTCGAGACCCCAATCAGCCAGCTCTTGGTCGCTGCCCTGGAAGGGTTGCCCCTCGTTCATCTGGTACAACACACGAGAGGCGTTGAGCCAGTCTTGGTTACTGGCCAGGGTGTCGGGGTCGATGTCCTCGGCCACAGCCCCATACTGGTAATCAGTCGGGGCCGGGACAGCTTCCTGGGGCGCTTCGGCCTGGGAGAGGTACATCAGGGTCTCGTTGAGTTGGTCACCCTGGAGGTCATCAGGCAGCTCGTATCGAGCGCCGCCGATCTCGTAAACGGCCATTCAATTCCTCACTCTACTCGGCGCACCTCCACGCCGTTCGGTAGACGGAACGAGTTGGCCGAGCCTTCCGGCGCAGCCCGTTGCGGGGTCGGTGCGGGTTTATTGGTTGCTTGCGGTTGAGCCGCAGGTTGCGGCATGGAGCGGTTCTGCAGGGTCTGGAGGCGCATGTCAGCGGCTTGGCGGGCGCGCTCCATCAGCTCCAGCTTGGTGCGGCCACGGGGCAGCTCACCGTTCTCCTCGATGTAGGCGTTGACCTCATAGGCCAGCGTGTTGAAGAACGTGGAGCGGACAGCACCCTGGGCGTTCACCCCCTGGATCTGGAGGATCTGGCCCTGCGGGGACTGGGCGAACACCTTGAGGTCGTCTCCCAGGTTGGAGTCGAAGTAGGTGGTCACGTCCTGATCGCGGAGCATGTTGACCCCACCCATCAGCACCGGAATCTCGTCGATCAGCTTCTGCTTGTCGTTCGGGTTCAGGTCGCCACGTGCCATGATGTGGTCACGCAGACGGTCTTCGGTCACTTCCCCATCCTGGCGGAAGTCGTACAGGAACTCAGGGTCGGTCTCGAACGCCTGGGTGAAGGAGCCGGTGGTGCCAGCCTGGAGCAGCTTGGAGCGCACCGAGGCAGCATTGCGGGTGCTGTAGGTGGCATCCAGGGTGGGCTGGGAGTTCAGCCGCAGGGCGTACTCGTACAGCTCCGGGGTCTTGTAGTAGTCAGCCGGGTTCACGGCATCGCCACTGACCAGACGCTGCAGGATCGACGCCTTACCGGCGCGGATGCTCTGCGACCGCTGGAACTCAGCGATCTCCTTGGCCCGGACGAACTCGGAGTACTTGGCAGCTTCGATCTGCTGACCGACCTTGGCCAGCTCAGCCTTGGACTCAGCATTGAGGAACCGGGTGGGCACCGTGTCGAGCATCTTGGGGTTGCTGTCAGCGATGGCCTGGGCGATCACCGAGTCCACGATGATCTTGTTGCGCTCCACGTTGTTCAGCGAGGACGACTGCTTCCACTCGTTGTCCAGGGCCAGGAGGTCACCGCCGTTGCGCACCGCGTTAACCACGGCATCCGAGAAGGAGTTCTTCTGGAGTTCCTGATGGTACTGGGCGGTCTCCCGCATCCAAGTGGTCTCGAACTCGTTGAGGGTTCGGTCGACCTGCTCAAGGAAGCCGTTACCGTAGAAGTCCTGACCCCCGGTTTTCTCGAAGGCTTGCTTGCGGATGTTGTCGAGGAACGCCTTACGGTTGGCCGTGTTGAGGCGTACCTCGTCGTTCTGCAGGATCTCCTGCACCTGATCCAGTGCCCACTGCTTGGCCTCTTGCTCACCCGTTGCCTGGGCGATCCGGGCAGCTACGGTGGGCACCAGCTCAGGGAACATCTCCTGAACCTGGGTAGCGTTCACCGCACCGGACTCTTTGTCCTTCATGAACTGCTCGGTGTAGAACCGCAGCTTCTGCATCTGCTCCTTTTCCACGTCCTTGGTGGTCGCTGCTGCGTACTTCTCCAGGGCCGGGTTCAGGGAGGCAAGAGCGTCAGCAAGCTGGCCCATGCGGTTGTCCTGGGCGATGGCTTGAGGACGGACGTAGGTGTCGACCCGAGCCGCAGCCGGGGCCAGACCTACTCGGGCGGACGTATCCCGTTGGGTTACCGCTCGGCCCCTCTTTTGGCGGACAGAGGGACGCGAGGAAGTCGAGGGCCGCAGCCCCGGTACGTTGTCCATTGGTTACCTCTTAGGTCGTCTTGGTGGTGGTCGTGGTGGACTTCTTGCCGAAGTAGTCACCCACCGGGTCTTTGCCGGTACGGGTGGTGTAGTTGGCGTAGGCTCCAGCAGCGCTTGAACCGATCTGCAGGGCAGTTGCCCAGCCACTCGGGCGGATGCCAGGAGCGGTGGCGTTCATCTGGCCCATGGCCTGGTTACGGGCACCGGCCATCTCGGAGTTGAGCTGGTCGAGCGACCAATCGCGGTTCTGCTCGATGGTGCTGATGTCGCGGGCTGCAGTGGCGCCGATGTCGGCCAGGATGGATTGAACGGAGAAGCCAGAGACTCCAGCCTCACCGGCTGCTGCATAGGCCGAGGACATCTGCCGTACCGACTCGCGGCGGCGCTCCTCGATCTGTTGGGCAGCGCTTTGGGCTTCTTGCTGCTGGCGGTTCTGGATGGCGATGTAGCTGTCCCGCAGGGCAGCCTGGGCGTTCCGCTGGTTCTGCTCGTGCTGCTTGGTCTGAACCTTGGCTGCAACTTCAGCCTGTTGGTGACCAGCCACGGCAGAGAGCGTCCCGATCACAGCCATCGTGATGGAAACGGGATCACACATTAGCGTCCCTCCAGGGGAATCAGTTTGGCGAACTCATAGAACCTGTGGCCGTTGAAGTCGAACTCACGCAGGAACGTGAACCCGGCCCACTTGAGCCACCGGATGTGGACTTGGTTTTCCGCGTGGACGGCGTTGGCCAGTACGCGGTAGTGCTCTCGGATACGCGCCAGATACGGACGGGTCTCGCGCAGGATCTGAACCCAGTGATCCTTGATGGCGTCGGTGGCCATCATCCAGACGTACCCCAGGTAGGGTTCATCGGATGGGCAGGTGCCCCAGATGATCTGAGGCTTGTCCTGCGCATCGACTGCCACGAAGCAAGGATCAGGCGAGTCGACCCCAACCAGCAGGGCTTCCAGGGGATCTTTCCGCCCCACTGCTTGGAGTTCTCGAAGGTCAGCTTGGCGAAGACGCGGTGCCATATCGACGGCATCCTCATGGGTTGCTCGTCGAACGGTGAGCATCACAGTCTCCTTGAACGAATGACGTAGAACGCCTCCCATTCGGCGCTCAGGAAGAAGCACGGGAGGTAGCTGTCGTTGACCAGTTCGATCTCGACCTGATCGTTCTTGGCCATGACGGGGAAGCTGAACTTGCCTTCCTCGATAGCCACTTGGCCCAGGATGTTCCGACCGGAGCCGACCACACGCCCCGAGAAGATGTACCTGTAGGTATCCCTGCGGAACGGCGTCACCTCGGCCCGGAAGTACCCGGCGTTGTTGTAGAGCACCGACATTCTGCGGAGCTGGATGCGGCCCTCACCGATAGTCAACTGCCCGCCGCCGATGGCTTCCTCCTTGATGACCAGGGTGGAGAACCGATAGCGGAAGGTGTACGGCTTACCGATGTAGAACGGCTGGCCCCGCCAGTCACCCTTGAAGCTCAGCACCGAGAACGTCCCGGTGTTGTCCAGGGTGTAGTCGCTCACCACGAAGCCAGGGACTCGGGAGCCTCCAGGCGCGGTCACCAGTTGCACGGTCTCCCCGGTGCGCAGCTTGTACGGCAGCGTGACCTGGGTGACGTTGTCCGCCTCCAGGGCCGGGTCGTTCTCCACGAAGGCCACCGTGCAGCGGGCCTGGGTGACCATGCTGTCGAGGTGGACGGCAATGTCCCAGTTGGCCTCAATCGCACCGGGTTCGAGGTTGATCACCTCAAGGTGCAGCCCGTCGCTTCGCCGGATGACGAAGTACAGGCGCGACTCGATGAAGTCGCAGTTGAGGATCTGGTCATCGGGGTGGAACTCCCAGCGCGACCACGAGGATTGCAGCTTCTCGCCGTTGCTCCAGTAGTACTTGTAGACCCAGGCGCAGTTGCGCTTCTCGTCGGAGAGCACCACTACGCAGTCCTCGTTGGAGCTTGCGGCGATCTTGAAGACCCCACCTGGGATGTACTTGGGCACATGGCCGGTGATGTCTGCCGCATCCTCGGACTCGGTCTCACCGTCGACGTAGTACTCCCGCAGCCCCGTGAAGGTGCCCCGGTTGACGGCGAAGTAGACGTACCGACCAGCGCCCACCGGCTTGGCTCGCAGGGAGCACTCGTACTCGGTCGTCTGGTTCACCGAGATGGTGTCAGGCGTGAGCACGTCAGCCGTGCCGAGCTGGAACTGCGTCTTGTCGCTGAACAGCAGCATGGTCTCGTTGAACGGCACCGCATGGCGCAGGATCGAGACCTTGACGTGGGATACCCCGATGTCGATGGGATCGGTGTCCAGCACCGTGGTGGCCGTGCCCCGGAAGAAGCTGAAGTACTCACCCGAGCGGGAGAAGACGATGTTCTCGTCGCTGATGAACCCCAGCCGGTTGCGGTGGAAGAAGATGTCGTTGAGCGGTCGACCCACGAAGGACGGCAGCGGGTTGCTGTCCAGATCGCCCACCTTGCGCTTATCCCAGTCGAGACGCTTGAAGGTGAACGTGCCGTCTGCGTTGCGGATCAAGGCATGGGGCATGGTCGAGGAATCGAAGCCCACCGACTCGCCGCCCTTGACGGTTTCCTTCCAGACACCCGAAGTGGTGCCGGTGCCGGTGGTGTCATAGGCCACGAAGTAGTTGTCGAAGGACGACGACTGGTCACCGACGATCTCGACCGTGAAGCCAGCGATGGCCCTGGCCGGAAGGTCGGAGAACCGCTGGGCCTTCTGGGCAATCACCTCCAGGCCATTATCCCCGATAGAGTCATCGGAGCTGATCGTGAAGCTGGCCCCATCGGTGCGCTTGATGTGGATCGTGGAGCCGTACCGGACAACCGACCAGCCGGTGCCCAGCGCAGAGGTAATGCCGCTGGTGAGCTGGGTGGCGATGTGGTCGGTGGTGACTTGGTTGACGTGCGCAGCCTGGGAGCCGTCAGGCGCTGAGAAGCTGGCCGTCTTACCGTCGACCGTCAGGTAGTACTTGGCACCGTAGGCGCCTTGCTTGACCCAGGCCAGAGCCTCGTAGGGACGGCTTGCGGTCAGCGTGGTGGATTCCTTGGTGGCGACCTTGGTGTTCAGCACGAAGGTGTAGTCCGCAACGGTGACGCACCGGAACTCCTCTGCCGGGTTGGCCGAGGACAGGTAGGTCTTGCCGTTGGGGAACGTCACGGTCTTCTCGACACCGTTCAGGTCGAACACGCGCAGGTTGCCGTTCTGGATCAGGACGACGTACTGCTCGACCGCATCGCGGTTGATGGTGTGGACGTAAAGGCTGCCAGTGATGTTGGGCAGCTTGGCGAGGTGGCGCGTACCGGGGCGCTTCCGCAGCCCTTCGACCACGGACGAGTGGGCGTTGATCTGCTCCTGGCATTGGGAAGCCAAGCGCATCGCATAGGGCTGCTGACTCACCCCATTCACCAAGTTCGGAATGGTCGTGGAGATCAGGCTCATGGTTAGCGATCCAGTACCCGGAAGACCGAGTAGTTGTCGGACAGGATGTTGTAGTCAGCCGTGTCCGCTTCCATCTCCTTGAGGGTCACCAGGGCGCGGGTCTCGTCGACGGTCGAGAAGCGGGACAGCTCGATGGAACCCAGGACGCGCTCTTGGAAGATGCGGGAGGCACGGATGGTGATGTACTGGCGGGGG